CTATAATGCGAACAGCCCAGCCTTATTGTTGAGGGGAATCATGTTCACCAGCGGTGTCGCCTTTGTCGTGGCAGCCATTGCCGAGATCGCCGGATGCTTTGCATTCTGGGCGTGGCTCAAACTGGACAAATCGGCCTGGTGGCTGGCACCGGGAGTGTTGTCGCTCGCGGTCTTTGCCTACGCGTTGACGTTTGTTGATTCTACGGCTGCAGGGCGTGCCTATGCCGCCTATGGAGGCGTGTACATCCTGGCGTCGTTGGTTTGGTTGTGGGCTATTGAAGGCGTGCGGCCCGACCGCTGGGACGTAACCGGTGCGATAGTGTGTCTTGCTGGTGCTGCGATCATTCTATTCGGACCCCGCCCGGCGGTGCTCTAGGTCCGAATTTCGAGCAGGGCGATCGAAGAGACCTGCTGGATGTGATAGGCCACTGCGACCACCGGCAGGTGATCGGTGTCGAAGCGGACCGGCACATCGAACAGGAAATCCGCATAGGGCTGCGCCGCTGGCGCCGATCCGAGGGTGACCAGCCCGGTCAGGTGGTCGACATCGACGGACACCGAGTTGCCGTTCACGCGCACGACGACGGTACCGGCCTCTGGTTTGGTGATGCTGCGCTGCTCTGCGGATGGCCCGGAGGCGTACTGTTTCGTCAACTGCCACACCAGCGGATCGGCGGTCGCCAAGAGCGGCTGTGCCTCCGCTTCAAAATCGTTCCAGTCGCGGAAGCGGAAGCCGTAAGCCCGGCCCTTGCGGGCGCGAAAGAAGGCGATCACCTCCGCCATCTGTTCGCGGGTGCGGATGCCGGTTGAGATGTCGTACTTGGCGCGCGCCGCCGACCAGTTCACGTTGCGCTGTTCGAAACCCGAGGCAACCGAGATGATGTCCGTCGAGAACTCGGGTCCTCCGGTCGCGCCGCGCGCCACCGCGTCGGGGAAGCGCACGTTGTGGAAGCCGGTCACAGGTTGCGCTCCGCACGCCGCAGCGCCGCCGCCATGTCGGCGGTGATCTGGCTCTGTGCCCGCCGGAACGACGCGGCATCCGGCGTCGTCACCGCGAAGTTCAGCACGATGGGTGCCGCCTTCGAGCCGCGCTCGTAGGCCGCCGCTTCGGCGCGGTTGAGCACGCGCTCGCCCCGCTGGAGGATGGCCGGCACCTCGTCAGGCGAGAGAAACGCGCCGTCGTGCAAACGCGGTGCATTGCTGAAGACTTGCGCTGGCGCCCAGTGCGGCGTTCCGCCGGCGCCGACCACACCGCCCTCGTGGAACTTGAACCCGAAGAGGCCCCCGAACAGACCGCCGACATTGTTGAGCGTCGTCAGGTTGGTGCCGAACAGGAAGTTCTTGAGGGGATTGAGAACCGCGAGCTTGAGGATTTCTTTTTGGATATCGGCGAGCGCTGCGCGTCCCGCGTCCGCCCAGGACTTCCAGTCGGTCTTGCCCTGCGCGATCAGATTGGCGAAATGGTTGAAGGTCGTGTCGGTCATGCTCTGCAGGGACTGCATTGCTCCCTGTGAGCGCGCGAGTTCCTGGTTCAGACGTTCAATGAAGCCGGCATTGGCGAGAATGGCCTGCCCCTCGGCACTCGCAAGCTCGATGCCCTTCTGGCGCAGCTGCTGCTCGGCCTGCAGCTGCGCGATGATGATCGCGCGCTGCGACTCGCTCGTGCCGACAAGTTCGATCTGCTTCTGCAGGAGCTCGATCTGGTTCTTCTGTCCGTCGAGCTGCTGCAGCGCTGCGGCGCGCGCCTGCTCGCCGTGCAGTCGTGAATACGCGCCGCGAAGAGCATCAATCACGCGCGCGAGCGTTGTCTTCGCGTCGCCCTCGGCCAGCGACTGGGCGATGAGCAGCGGCCGAAGCGCCTGCTCAACCTGCATCAGCCGTTGCGCCTGCTCGCTTGAGATCGTGCCGGCTGCCACCGCGTCGTTGAGCCGGCGCTGCGCGGCGGCCTCGGCGGTGAGATCGGTCGCAGACTTCGCGGACTGGGCGGCCTGCTCGGCGATCTGCTCGCGCAGGAGCTCGCGCGCGCGGGTCTCGACATCGACGCCATTCTGCACCGCCTCGGTCAGCGCCTTGCGGCGCACTTCCGCTTGCTGGGCTGCTGCTGCGCCTTTGAGCCAGGCGTCGGCGAGGCCAAGCGTTGCCCTGGTGTTGACCTCGACGACGCGGGATTGGTCGATATGCGCCTGCGTTGCTTCCGCGCGTGCCTTGGTGCCGGCACGCGTGATGTCGGCTTCGGCAATGGCGACCGGAATGGCCTGACCGGCAAGTTCGAGCCGCCGGCGCTCCTCGGCGATGGCGGCCTTCTGCGCCGGGGTCTTGGCCTGCAGGGCCTGGATCTCGAGCTCGTCGAGGCGACGCGCCTTCTCGGCCGGATCGAGCCACGTGCGGATCGCGCGCGTAACCGCATCATATGCGGTCTCGACCTGCTTGAGATCGGCGACCTTCTGGCGGATCAGGGGGTCGTCGAGCGCGGACCGAAGCTGCGCCTGGCGGGCCTTGAGCGTCTGCAGCTCTTCGAAGCCCGGCGTGAGGTCGCGGGCCACCGTGCCGGCGCGGACCGACAGCTCGTTGGCCTTCGCGTCCTTGGCGCGGACCTCGATGTTGGCGAGCTTCGCCTCGATCTTGGCGATCTCGGCCTCGACCTCGGCCAGCATCCGCGTATTGAAGTTGCGGGCCTGGGCCGCGAAGCGTGTCGGCGGGTTCTCGATCAGCGCCTGCAGCCGCCCGCGCTCCTGCTGCAGCTGTCGTAACCGCTCGTCGATCGGCGCGCCGTCGAGCACCCGCGAGATCGCCCGGCCCATGGCGTCGTAGGCATTCGACGCCATCCGCCCGACGAAGTCCCACGCGCGACCCAGCGCCGTGGTCGCTTCCGCCGCATTGACCAGGCTTCCTTTCAGCGCATCGAGCAGGACGCGCTGCGCGCCCGTGCGGTCGTTGTGGTCGGCGAGCGTGCGGACGTACTGCCGCGTCCGGTCATCGAGGAAGTTGAGCTTCTCGTTGAGCGAGTCCGCTCCCCGGATCGGGTCGGCGAAGGCGCCAGCGAGCTCCTTAGTCGCGGTCGCGACATCGGTGCCGGTCGTTGCGGCGTAGTTTTTGACGACCTTGATCAGACCTTCAAAGTTGGAGACTGCAATCCTGCCGGTCCGGAGGAATGCGGCCTCCATTTCGCGGGCGGCAGCGACCGAGACGTTGCCGGCGGATGCGGACTGTTCGGCAATCCGCTCGATCTGGCCAACCGTGACGCCGGCGGCCCGGCCGGTGCCGGCGAGCGCGACCTCGAGCTCTTTCTGCGACTCGATGTACCGGTAATAAGAGTAGCCGACCGCGGCGCCGAGGGCCGCAATGCCGCCGACCACCGCGACGGTCGGCGAGATCAGGCTGGTCAGGCCCTGCCAGACGCCGCGCAGGATTCCGCTGACGCCGGCACCCGGGCCGAAGATCTGGGCGATCTGCGACCCCTGCTGCATCAGGACCATCAGCGGGCGTTGGCCGCTCGCGAGCGAGACGACCACGTCGTTGAGCTGATAGCTCAGGTTGACGAGCTGGTGCGAGGCGAGCTTGCCGGTCGAGCTTATTCCTCCGAGGGCTCTCGCGGTTGAATCATAGCGGGCCTGCGCCAGGGTATGCGCGGCAGCTTGCTCGGTGACCGTGATCGCGCCCGCCTTGAACAGGGCGTTCGCTTCGGCGATCTCGGCGTTGAGTCTCCCCTGCGCGGCGCCAAGCGGGTCGATCTGCGCGCGCAACGCAGCCGTGCGGGCCGCCAGATCTTCGGAGGCTGTTGCCGCCTCTTCGAACACCGCGGCGGAATCCCGCGCGGATTTGGACGGCCCGGCACCGACGCCGAGGACGGTATTAAAGTTGCGCTGCGACTGGTCAGCCGCAGCGGCCTGCTTGGCAGCCTGCGCCAGCCGTTGCAGTCGCTGCGCCTCCCTATCGGCCGCAGCACCCGCAGCATCCATCGACGTGGCGACGCCGCGGAACGCATCCTGCCCGGCCTTGCCGACTTCATCGAAGGCGCGCTTGACCTCCGCCTTGCCCTCAACGCCGAGGCGGATCGAGACCTGTGTGGTGCTCATTCAGAGTCGCGAGCGTAAGCGCGGATGATGATCGGTTCGATTTCGGGGAGGACTTCGACCAGGACTGTGTTGAGCGCGCCCATCGCGTCGGCGAGCATGAGCACCGCCCCGAAATCGAGCGCGTAGACGCCGCCCATGACCGCCCGCACCTGTCCGGCTGCGCGCTTGAGCACGGCCCAGGCGGCAATGCCGTCAGGTGTTTGTGGCGCCTGCTCGATGTAGGGGCAGTTGGGGCACGTCGAGGAACAGGCCTTGCAGTAGCCATCGCCCCCGCCGAAGTGCCATTCGGCGAGAGCGATCAGACGTTTTTTTCCGTGTCCTGGATGAGCGCCGGGCCGACATAAAGGCGATCGATCGCATCGAACAGCGACCAAATTTCAAGTGCCGCATCGATGTTTTCCTTGTTCGGCTCGACCGGCTTTCCCTCCGCGTCCCCGATCCCTTCCCACGCGGAGATGCCCGAGTGCGCGAGCGATCGAGTGAAGGCGACGCCCGCCTTCACCATGGAATCCTCGCCGCCGGCGCGAAGCACGTCGGCCGCGGCGGTGCGAGCGAGCAGGATTGCGGCGACGGTGATCGGTCGAAACTGCACGCGGACACCTGGGACCATGTCGAGCCAGAACGGCTCGCGAAAAAACGCGAGTTTGAGCATCGGAACCTCTCGAAGTGATGGGGTTAGTAAGCCGACACGTCGTTGACGAGCGCCGCGGTCAGCGTCTTCTGCAACGTCGGATCCTCGGCTGCCTGGAAGGCGAATGCCGCCTGAATTCCACCCGGTCCGGTGATCGGCTGCTTCGGCTTTGGCAGGTAGACCTCGTGCACCGTAAACAGCAGCGACTTGTCGTCATCGATCTCCCAGCCGAACGAGAGCTCGCACGCGGTGCCGGCGACCGCCTGGTCAAGGAGGACTGTATCCGCGAAGCGAATGTTCACAGTTCCGGTGACACTGACCATTGCCGGGTCGGAATCCTCGATCCGACCGTCCGGGCGGATGACCTCGACCTTGTCGAGATTGTTGGAATAGGTGAGTTCGGCCGAGACGATTTGGCCGAGGGCCGTGCCGTTGCGCTTGATCTCACCCATGAACTGCGAGAACCGCTCGATCACCGCTTCAGTCGGCGTGCCCGCGCCGGACGACCCTGCTTTGCTTTCGCCCTGCGCGATCAGGCTCATGGTGGCGTTGAGGAGCCCTGAGCGCTGCAGCTGGATTTTCATGGAGTTGGCGCGCACGCCGAAGTTCATCCCGTAGTTCGGGACTTCCGGCATGCCGACCTCGATCGCCATGGACGGCAGCGTGAGCGCGCCCGAGACGAACGTGTGGGTGAAGACGCCGGTGTCCTCGACCGAGGTCGGGGCGCCCAGGAGAAGCTTCAGCCAGTAGCCGAAGTTGCGCAGATCGACCGGGACGACCACGTCGCCCTCGTTGTTGACGACATCGCGGCTCGGCGGCAGTGGCTCCCGACCGTAACCGAGCAGATCGCTTGCGATCAGATTCTGCTCGTCGCCCAGCGCCGAAGAGACGAAGGGCAGCTTCTTGTAGCCGGCGACCGGCGGCGTGCCATAGGTCGTCTCGAATGCCGCAGCCATGACGGCGTTGGCGCCGCGTGCGCGTGCCATGGGATTCTCCTGATCGTGATTTGGTTCAGTTCAGCGGATCGGGGGTGCCGTAGACCGCGACGATGGCCGCGTCGGCCCACCGGCCGGCACGCGCGCCCGCAGTCTCGACATCGTCGGTTGCCGGTGCCTGCGCTTCGATGAAGTCACACAAGCCGCCGAGCGTGCGGTCGCCTGATACGGCCGCCCCAATGAGACCGAGCATTTCGTCGAGCACCTGTTCGGGTGTCTGCGAAGACGTCTCGTAGGCGGCAAGCTCGATCGGGATGCGGTGGGCATAGACGTAGAGGAGCGGCGAAAGCATCACCTCAGGATCGCCCGGATCGCCATCGCGAATAACGACGAGACCACCGGGCGGGATTCGCTCGGGCTTTGCGAGGTTGCGCCTCACGTCGGCGTTGGGCAGGGCGGAGGTCAGCAGCGCCTTGATCGCATCGAGCACCTGTTCGCGCTTGCTGCTCACGGCGCAAGTCCGACCGTGATGGACAATATGAAGGCAAACGACAGGACCGTCAGAACGAATGCGATCGGCCGATCAATCACGTCGGTCTCCAGCGGCTGGCGATGATGCCCGGCACGCGATCGGCCCATCGCTGGGCAACGCTCGCGATATCGAAGCGCTTCTTGAGCGTCACTTGGGGCACAAGCAGAAAGACAACCACCGTCGAACGGCCGGCGAGCCGGGTGTAGGTGGCCCCGCTGCGCGTGCGTCCGGTGTTGGCGCGCGCAAGGCCGCGCTTGGTCATCCGCGCGTTGTCGGCAACCAGCAGCGATGGCCCACCGCGCCGGTAGACGAAGCGAAGCCGCATCCCGGTGCGACGCTCCCAGCCGCCCGGCGTAATCCAGAAGCCGCGCTGGGAGAGGATCGTCACCCCGCGATCGAAGGCATCGACGATGTTCGGCGCCTTCGACCAGACGAACGATGCAGCCTCCAAGCTGACGCCGCCCTCCGGATAGGTCCGGCCACGCCATGTGTTGGCGAGACGCTGACCCAGCCCGGCATCGACCACGTCGCCTCGCAACTCGCCTTTGAGACCATCCGTCACCTCGCGCATCGCAGCCGTCACTGAGCGCGCGGCTTCCCCCTCGACGTCGTGCAAGCCCTTGGCGAGATCGTCGGTCTTGATCGAGAACCGCATCGGCTCAGTCCTGCGGGGAAGCCTCGCAGGTCCAGACCAGGTACTCGGTGTCGATGGTCGGTGCAGCAATCACGGCGAAAGTCTCGCCTTCGATTTCGACGATGTCGCCGGACGCCGGAGTCGGCACCTCCGCCCGGCGCACATCGATCAAGACGGTTGGCATGACCGCCCGGCTGTCGCCAAAGCCGACGACCTGGTCGGGCCGCTTGCGAATGACGCGGATGGCGCTGCCATCGCCAGCGCCTCCGGCGCGCCACACGGCGTCCCGCCCGAGGTTCGGATCGCCGAACAGGGTGTCGATGGCCAATTCGATCGCGTTCATCGGTGCTTATCAAAGGAGCCAGGCACGGGAACCGGGGTGGCCCGGTTTGTCTTTCTTTAGGAATTATGTTGGTATATTCTTGCTACAGAAATGGAGGCGTTCTGTGGCACCCACCAAACCCCGTCCGGTCTCCGCACCCGACAAGGCGGCCGTCCTCACCAAGGCGACGCTGCGAGCCGCGGTCCAGCTCGGCCTTACCAACAAAACGCTCGCGACCGTCATCGGCGTATCGGAGGCAACCGTCTCGCGCATGCGCAGTGGCGACTACACGCTGCAACCCGGCCAGAAGCCGTTCGAGCTCGCGGTGCTGTTCGTGCGTCTCTACCGATCGCTCGACGCGATCGTTGGCGGCGACGATGCTGTCGCCGGCTCGTGGCTCAAGAATCGCAATACCGCGCTGGACGGTGAGCCGCTGACGCTCATTCAAACCGTGCCCGGGCTGATGAATGTCATCCAGTATCTGGACGCCCGGCGCGCTGTCGTCTGACGCCCGCGCCCTCAAAGGGACCTGCTGGCGGTTGGTCGAAGCACAACACCATGTCTCGACGCTCAAGCTCGTCGAT